GCGCTGTATAAAGGCATAGCGTTAAATACAGCGCTCAACTGAATTAGAATATCCAAGGCTTTGTTATTTGAGTCAATCACGACATCAAGCCTGAAGCGCTTCTCAAAGCCGCCTTCCCCGTCGGCAACTTTCTCCTCGCAATACTGCGACATCTCTAAGAGCGAAGCGTTATCCAGATGCGTTGTTAAAATAAATTCTCCTAGCCCGTAACGGTTACTAATAATGAAATCTCTCAGGCACCAAACCGGATTGGCTGAGTATTTCGTGACATAGTTTATACCGTCCCATTCAAGCAGAGTGTCATCGGACAAAAGACGATAATCGCTCCCGTCCCAGTAATAATCTTCCCAGCCAACAGGCATTCCGGAATTCCTGATGTCCGGCACCAATACTTTCTTGCCTTTTACAATTGCGGTAACATTCGGCGTGCCGCCGTTAAGCTGGTCTGTGGCTAAAAGCTGCAGGCCCAAAAGTGCAGTATTCGGATAACTCAAATCATCAGTCTTAAGCTCATCTATTTGAAAGAGCGTCAAATCTCCCTGGCGAAGCGGTGAAAGCGAACTGTCATCTGATGTGCGGGTAATCCTGATATCGTATTGCCCGGGAGCAAGTCCTACTTTACGAAATACCCGGCGCACTGTTGAACGTGATTTTTCCGAAATGGTGGTTTCGCCTAAGTCAATATAGGTACTCTCAGAATGCAGCTTGTATTCAACCCTATAAGTCACGCTCCAGCTTTGAATATCGCCTGAACCTTGGCTCTGCTGATACAGGCCGTTATTCAGCCTTAGGTGGATTTCAAAGCCTTCCACATCCAAATCAACCGTGGTGTAAATGTAAGGATTGTTTTTAATCAGGTTGGCATTAATCGGATAAAGATTATGCAAATCCTCGAAGTTACTGACAAGACTCTGATAGTTTGCGCCGTATCGTTTTGAAACCGCCACTCCTCCGAAGTTAGTAATAGGATTATTGTTTATTTCTATTGCTTCAATTGACTCTATTTCGCCTTCGCAAAGCGCAAGTAGAACATTTAAATAGTGGCTGTCGCCGTCTTCCCAGAGAAATTGATTAATGATATTGCCGCCGATCCTATGCTCACCGTAAACAACCGCTACCGGCACCCCTACTTCTTGAATAGTCTGCACTCCGTCCCATCCGTAGGTAGGTGAGCCTTCATCTATGCCTCCGGCTGGTGAACCCAAATTAAAATCCGGCATCTTGGGCTGATTCATATGCTGATAAATGGCATAGCCCATAGAGAGCACAAAAAAAGTAAACAAGAATGGATGCGCAACTGCCACTGCCCATACCGCGGAAACTATAGCAGAGATAATTGCCACTACCGGCGCTTTGACTTCCGGGATAATGGTAATCTCGTCTTCATTATCAAGATATGCGGATAGATTCTCGATGCGCTTGCCGCTGACAATAACGCGTTTATTCTCATAATCAAAGCCGGACTCAATTAAGACTTCCTGAAGCGTCTTGTGACGGGAGTAAGGAACCTCCTTAACCTGAGCCTCTTCCAGCTTAAACGGATTTTCTATATTCCTTATGGTCAACATATCCTGTCTTTTAACCTGTAAAATCCCTCTATCCTCGCCTGCCACGAGGGGTCGCTTATCCTTGAAATAATCACTCCCGGCCTTGCGCAATGGATAAATCTTCCATTGCTCAAAATTATGCCTGCGTGATTGGCGATTCTCCTTGAGCTAACAAACAATACTCCGTCGAGCATCTCGGGCGTCTTAACACTCACCCAGTCATGAAAGTAATGCTCCTTAAAATAATCCTTGCCCTCCGTTCCCCAGATCTTGCTGTATTCTAAGTCCTCAATATCAAACAGCATCACGCCTAAGTCAGCGTAGACAAGCTTTAAGAAACCCCAGCAGTCAAGCCCTTCTAATGACCGGCCGCGGTGCCGGTACGGCAGCCCAAGATACTTGCCGATAATAAATTGCTCTACATCACGTAGATGCGCCTTGCCGGTACCGACGGAAACGCCCCGAATCTCTGATAATTGTCCAGTTGTTTGCATCTCTGTTTTGTCTTGTTGCATGTAAACTCTGCTCCTGAATATCCGCACTCTTGCGACTTAAACTTCCAGCTGCAGTAATTGCGCGAATATCGCCTTGCCGGAAGATCCACGCCGAGAACATCAAACTTTCCTGTCAGGGTAAGCTCCACGTTGTTTTGGTCTGCTGTATAACTATCGATGTAGAAGATGTCATCCATGAAGGCATCCGGATCAGATAACTGATCCAACCAAACCATGCGTATAGTGACTTTCTTTCCTCTGAAATCGAACTGCTCTAAGTAGAGCTGAATCAGTCTTGAAACATTGGCAAGCCGCACCTTAACCTGATCTATTTGCCCCTGGTTATTCTCGCCTACAAACTCATGAGCTATAGGAAACCGCAAATAAGTAATGCCGTTATAAACCACATCCTCGTCAAAACCCGCAAGGCAGAGATCGTTTACGCCGTCGTATTTTTCCAGCGTATATAAAAATATCGGCGCATTCTCGCGCTTGGCTTTCTCTTGTTTAAATGTAGCGTCTATTTCTCGCGGCATTATTTCACCTCGATAAATTCAAACTCAAAGTCATACACTCCGTATGCCTTGCGGCTAAACTGAAAGCTATCCTCTACAAACCTAACCGTGTATTCGGCTGAATCGTTCGGGTTCGTCCAAGTAAACGCCATAAACGCCCCAAACTTATTCTTAAAGAAATCTGAAACTTCCGTCATTTCCGCATGGGTCCTGTTATTAAACCTCAGTGTCCATTTGCGCTGCGGGTTTGCCCATTTACGTCGCCTCTGCTCTGCTCCGTTTTCAAACTCTGAAATAATCGTCTTATATTCAAGTGCCTCATCAATAAGGAAATCCGGAAGATGAGTAAAATCGCTCATGTATAACTCCTGATTACCGACCGAATCTTACCGTTGTTATAAATGTCATCCGCAATGGCGTTTGATAACATCTTGCGGTTTCGCCAAACGTCCTGCGCGTCCCAGGCCTGGATAACTTGGTTCACATTTATGGTTATGCCTGCCTTGGCAGGTTTTCCTTCATTTAGAGATCTTAAGTTGTCCGGCCCGCCCAATGCAGCCATACCGCGCCTGGACAAAACTCCCTCTCCGGTCTGCGCAATAACCGGCACCTCATCAGGCGCAAGCCCAGCGTGCGCTCGAACAGGTACAATCTGGCCGCCTGAGTGATAAATCATCCCGCCCTGGTGGAAAAACGGGATCATGCCGGGAAAGATTGAGCCGATAGTCTTAACAAGAATCATCTTAGCCAAGACCTCAGCAAGAACCTCCAGCATCATATTGCCTAATTCAGCGAAGTAATCCCGGACATCATCAATCTGTCCTTTAAACGCGTCGCTAAAGAAGTGCTTAAATACACTTCCTAAAGACCTGGCAACCCCTTCTCCCATAGACTGAATCGCGTCAAACTTCTGTGCCACTTCCTCAATCTTTACATCTTTGCCTAAATTCTTAAGGGCATCGATAAAACCATTTATCGCGTTCTTTGCCTTGTCGTATCCTTTAACAAGACTGCCTTCGCCGGTGACCAGGACGTTTGAAATCTTATTGCCTACCCTGTCCATCTCCGCATCAGAGGCTTTGATTAAGCCCTGCAGATTATCACGGAAGCGCTTGATGTGTTCTGACGCTTCCCGGTACGGCTCTCCGATCTTTCCCGGAAGTTTGCCTAAAACATCGTAAAATTTCTCTAACCCGAGAGCCAGTTTGTCAAAACCTACTAAGAGATATTTGATAAGTTTTACAAATCCGATGTAAACCATTTCGGCGCCGATCTCAACAGCGTTCAGAACCGGCACCGCCACGTCTCTGAATTTGAGAAATACGACGATAAGAATTGATACGGCAACAGCAATCCCGGCAATCCAAGGATGCGCCAAGGCAAATAGGGCGAGCTTGCCAACTAAGTCAATAATGAGTCCGCCTAATCGTATCAGCCGCCCTATCAAGGCGACTACAACGCCGCTTAGCGTCATAAAAATGCCAGTCACTGCAATAGTCTGCACAATCATCTGTTGTGTTGCCGGAGT